CCATGTAGTCTAGTCTTGTAGTATGAGAAAAACCAGTAATACCAAACACAACCATATCTATTAAAAATCTTCTAGAAGTTTCATCCAAGTCACTATACATGTCATCAAACTGTGTCATGAAATCCTCATCGTTCATAAAACTGTTATAAGCCTCTTCAGAAACGTGGGCAAGTTGAGAAGAAGAAGCTCCAACAACACCGCTTTTAACAACCTTGTGCCACAAACCGTTTAAAGCAGCAAATTTTGTATTGTTAAAAGGAGACATGTTAGAGGTTAACTGGCCGATAGTATAAAAAGTAGTACCACCAAGAACAGGCATATCAAAAGCAACTTGCATTTTAGCTTCTTCAAGAGCTACATTAAAACCGTGATACGTTAATTTTTGAAACTTATTACCACTTCTAAACATTTGGTAAATTCTACCTATCTGACCATAACCTAGAACACCACCAGTAGCAACGTTCAAACCAGCCATCTCAATTAACATAGGTGTAAAAACACCAACTCCTTCACCAACTTCTTCTCCAAAAGTTCTTGTAAGATTTTCTATTTGATCGTCAGTTAAATTTATCATTTGAAACTCAGCACCAGTTGATGGATCTATTGAGCCAGCAAATTCAGCGTTGTAATTGTTTATTGTATTTTGTATATGATCTTTAACCGCTCTTTCGTTAAAATCACCGCTAAACATTTTTGTAGACTCAGACGCGCTTTGCTCTAGCCAATCAGTCATTACAGCTTGTTTTACGCCTCTAAGCATAGCCCCAACACCACCCTCTTTTTCCATTGACAAAGGATTTGTATTTAAATATATAAGCTCATACAAACCTCTTCTTTCTCCTTCGTTGTTATCTCTTGTGGTTTCATATTGCATTAATAGATCTACGTCTTTTTCACTTATCAAACCTTTCATTATATCAAATATTCCATCAAAATCTCTAGCGTCCAACCCGGCATCAAATATATCGTTGATAGAAACATCTATTGTTTCTTGGCCTTTAGGTATTACCATTTTATCTACGCCGTTTAAAATTTTCTTTACTAAATCGTTGTACTCTGGATCTCCTGATTGTCTTAATGATAAAAACTTTTTTGTATCTAACTTAATAATTAACTCATCACCTTCTTTCATCAACTGTTGATATCTAACAACTTTTGTTTCGTAATATTTTATTAAAGCATCTCTATCTGATATATTAGGGAATTTAGTTTTTATCCCGTTTAAACTAAAGCTAAGAGAATTAATTGCGTCATCAGCACCTTTGGTGGCATTTTTAACACGGTAATCACTCATACCTTTTTCGTTAAAGAAATAACTAGTTAGCCTTTCGTTCATTTTTGGTTTAAAAAACTGAAAGCCAAGACCCGAACTTCCATAAAAACCAACTTCTAAAGTTGCAAACTCTGAACCTAAACCAGCTATATCTTTATTAATATTTTCTATTTCTAATGTAGCGTTGTTTTCGGCGGTAGTATCACCATCATCTATTGCTTTTTGTTTTATTTTGTATTGCTCAAAAAGCAAATCGTTATATTCTTTTTTCTTTTTACTACCATCGTCTAAAGAGTTTAACATTACTTCATTAGATGTTTTTATAAAATCTTGATTTAAATCTATAGCACTTAACGAGTTTCTATTGTTTTTAATTTGTTGTTTTACTCCTAGTTTTTGTAATGTTTTTGTAAAAAGACCACTTTTGTCACCTCCAATAATTTTAGAAAACTCTTTGTATGTTATGTTGAAACGCTCGGGTTTACCGTACTCGTTATATTCAAACCTAAAAGCTTGAGAAACCTGATCGTATATAGCTTTTTTAACATTTTCTTTAGTGTCTTTGCTTATGTTTTGTAAATTAAAAGAATTATAATATTCTTCAAGACCTGGATAATCAATACTTACACCGTCAACAGATACAGATGTGAACGCTAGTAACGCTTCTTGTTCTATGTTCTCTGTTAAAAACTGAATTTGATCAACATCCGCAGAGTAAGTAGCCATTTCCTCGCCTTGATTAACATCATAGTCCATTTGAATATCTACATCGTACAAACCTTCTCTTTCACCCTCGGTGTTAGCCATTAAACCAGTTTTACTATATATATCAGCTTCTTGTTGATCGACATCAAGGTTTATAAATTCCATAAATTTTTCATAAGAATCTTCTGGACTTTCTGCAGTGCTAAGCTGTAATGCACCAGAGGTGTTCCATTCTGAAAACAAAGGTATAACAGTACTTACACCGTTTGCTAACGTAACTTCTATTTTGTCCCCAGCCTCTGTTGGCTTTGCGGTTATATTTTTATCAGCTAATCTTTCATTTATTAAGTTAGAAACTTGTAGCTCTACGTCTTCTCCTTTGTCATTTTCTTTAAATATACTAAACTCTTCTAGCGATATTACTGGTGCTTCATATTGAGATAAATCTTTTTCTAAAAAACTATTATTATCAGCTTGCGTGCTTTCTACGTTAGAAGTATTTTGTATCAGTGGATTTGGATTAGTTTTTTTACTAGCGTTGTATTCATCAACAACACGTTTAAAATCATCTCCGCTGTATATTTCCACTCCACCTCTGTCTATAGAGTCTTTGTTTTCAGCTTGCATACCTTCAATAATTGCCTTTAACTCATTATCCATTATTTACTAAATTTTTTAATTATTTCTTCAGCTGTTAATTTATTAACCCCACCTTTTCCTTTTGAATACAAAGCGTGTTGGCTTCTTAATTTTTTTAATGCATAATCTTTTACTATAGGTTTTACGTCGTCTAAGTTAAAATAAGGAGAGTCTATGTGGAAAAAATCTAGATTAGCACCAGGATAGGATTCTGCAAAATCTTCTAGTATTTTATGCATTGGGCTTTCTTCATCATGTATTGTGGAAAGTATTTCTTCTTGTGTTTTCAAAGCGTTATTTATTAAAGCTCTTGCACCTTCTTCATTAAAAGGTAAACCAGAGATAGCCTCGTCCATAGTTGATCTCATTGCTGTAGACAAAGTTTCAAAAGTTTTAAATGATTTAGGAAATATGTTTTCGTTTATAGAGTCTAAGTTATAAGTGTCTGCAATATCTCTAAACTTTATAGCTAGGTCATTATTATTATCAACTATCATTGTTGTTAAAGGTTGACCTTCTTCATCTGTTTTTTTAGTAATAAGTATATCTCTTAAATAAGTATTTGCAACAGATGATCCTAATGATTCAGTTTCCTCAGATATAGACTCTATGTTTTCAGCCATCCAACCACCAATTTTATTCATATTTACAGATAAATTCTGAGCGTTAGATAAAATATTTTGTGCTTCTCTTGATGGGTTTGCTCCACTACTATTTTTACCTGAACCCATAGGTTTCTTTAGCATTTTATACATCTCTTCTTTTTGTAATTGCATAAAGTCTGATATAGCAGAAACAGCTGGCGCGCCTAATAGTTGTGGTGGTTTTTCATCACCAATAAGCTGCATATTATCTACTACTTTTCCTACTTTTAAATCTCCATACTTTCCCATTAAGTCAAAAGCGTTTCCATCAACTTCAACCTCTTCCAATTTTTTTCTTGCAATTGGATTTTTTGCTGGCATTGCTTTTTCTTTATTGTCAAATTCTCCAACTTGATAAAAAGGAGTACTATCGCCAACTCTTTCTTTGTATGCAAATGGAGCATGGCTATTAGAGTTAGAAGATCTTTTTCTTAAAACTTTTTCTCTAGAGTTCATTTCAAGTGGAGAGTAATAATCACCTGTAAATACATCGCTGTCGCCTCTTTTTTGCAGATTTTGTTCTTTAATTAATTTTTCAAACTCTGCACGAGTCATTTTTTTGTCATTAAATAATCCTTTTTTCTTGACTTTTATATATTTTTCATATTTTTTATTACGCGTTTCATTAAATGAATTTTCAAGTTCTTCATATTTTTTATCTATATAATTTCCGTCTTTATCTTTTTTGTTTGCGCCTGGGTTTTCTTGTAAATATTCGTTTTTAGCACGTCTATATTTGCTTACCTCAATTCCAATTGTTTTTCTAGCATCTGCATCGTTAACGTAATCTTGTTTACCAGCACCACCATCTTTATTAAACAACCGTTGTAAAATGTTTCTTTTATTGTTTGATACGCTAAGCTTTCTTCCTTTTTTTTTCTTTTGTTTAGTTTTTTCAAGATCAATTTCAAAACCATCACCTCCTCTGTTAGCGTCGTCTTTTTTCTTTTTATCTTTTTTCTTGTCAATTGCTATTGGAATAATATCATCAACAACCGGATCTGGACCTGGTGTTTCAGTATACTCACAAGATCCATCATCTTCTGTAGCGTTTTTATTGTAATTATTAGCACTTGAATCCATACAACCTTTTACAACTTCTGTATCCCGTTTAATAGTTTCTTTTTTCTTTGTATTGTTAGCTGCTTTTTGTTCTTCCTCAGTTAATTTTTTACCAACTAAAGCATCCATAATAGGTTTTGTTATTAACTCACCTTTCCAGTCACCAGCTGTAAGACTAGTTGATCCACCTTTTTGAAAATTAGAAATACCAGCACCTCTAACTAAAGTTTGATTTAAGTCTAAAGGACTTTTAGATTTAGGCTTACTATGACCCCAACCTTTAGCTTTAAGCTTTAAATGTTCTTTATGAGTGTTGGCCATTTTTTCTTTACCATCACCATACATCATGTGTTTTTTAAATTTCTTTGCCATGTTATAGTCCTTTTCTATAGTCTTTGTTAAAAATAGTTTTATTCCCCTCGCCAAACGGGTTATCACCGAAAAAACCTTCTCCTGCCTCCATGTTCGCGTTTCCTGTTTTAGCTCCTTGCATTCCCGCGGCGCCTATAGTACCTATACCAGCAGCAACTTGATCTTTAGCTCTTTGTCTAGCTGCGTCTGCAGCACCTTTTCTTTGTTGAGCCATGCCAAACAAAGTTTCTGTTTTATCTTTTTCCATGTCTTGACTTCTAGCATCGCCACGTCTTTCCATTGTTTGCAGTTTAGAAGCTTCTCTTGCCATAGCTTGTTTATTAGATGCTTCTTGTTGGCCAATTGAAGCTGATGCTTTCTGTGTAGCGAGAGCACCTTGATTTGCCATAGCTTGAGCTAGTCCAGCAATACCAGATCCACCAGCTGCGCCTTGCATATTTTGCATTATATTAGCTCTTTGTTGTTGGCCTTGTTGTGCTTGAAACTGAGCTTGTTGAGTGTTCACGGTAAGATCTTCCATAGTGTTTTCCATGTTAGCATAAGGATTACTAGTGTCTAAGTTTTGATAATCACTTTTACGCTGTGATAACTCTGCTGCAGCAGCTTTTTGTTCTGCTTTTCTTTTTTTACTGCCAGATGTTGCCATCACTATCTGCGAAACTCCAGCTGCAGCTGCTATGCCTACTAATAAGAAACTCATAAGCTATTTGTTTTTGTTAATATATTTTTCATATTCTTGATAATTTATTGAAACCAATTCACTTTCTAATTTGTTTATGTTTTTTGTGTTAGAAGGATTTTTGTGGACGTTGACAAATATAGAGTCTTCGTTAGCATATATAACTCTTTTAGTTCCAGGTGTTGCTACTACATAACAAGGTGCTATGTAATCTTCAACTGCTCCTTCTGTTGCTACAGATATATTCCCAGTTAATAAAAACCAAACATGTAAGTGATTGTGTATTGCGCCTATAACAGAGCTATCTTTTTTCATACTCATTTGTCTAACGTATACACCGTCAGCAAAAGTATGTTTTAATGGAAATGTTTTAGTGTTTTGTTTTGTGATTATATTTTTTTCATCAGCAACACTAATCAAAGCGCTTTCAAGTTTTGCTACTTTTTCTTTGTGAGTTACTAGCAACTCTGATTTTCTTTTGTTTATATACATTTAATTTAATTTAACATGTCTATATAGTCACAGTTTTTAATAACTATTTACTACTTTCAAACACGTCGGCATTAATACCGAACAGCTCAGACTCTACCGTAGAGTTATTTCTAAAGCATACTTCGGCAAAATAACCAAGAGCTCCACTTGGATTAACAAACTTATCTTTACTAAAAAATATAAAACTATTAGTTGTTGGAGGTAGTGTTGTTGCGTTATTAAACAAAACAATCATAGACAGTCTGTTTGGGTCAATATAATCGCAAGCACCTAATAAAACTACATCCGAAGTCGCTGAGGTAGAAAAATTTCCAACAGTTGTAGGGTTAGAGTACATAACTATATCTCCTGTTTGCACTGAGTCGTTTATTTTGTTTGCAAATGTTATCTGTACGCTAGCCATATTTTATGAAGTTAATGTTATTACTATGTTTGCAGCTGATGATTCCGCTGAAATACCATCAGATATTTTGTATGATATAGTATCGCTAGTACCAGTAGTTGGAGCTTTGTATTTAATAGATCTTCCGTTTGGATGTACTTTAGCTGAGCCGTTACCAGAGCTTGTAATCTCTGTAATTGTTAAACCATCATTTGTACTTGTGTCACTTTCAAGTGGAAATATTTCAATAGTGTTACCAACAGCCGTAGTAGCTGTAGTAGCCGTAATAGTAGGTGCTACATAAGCAACTATAAAATTACTTAATACAATTTCTGCGGCAACGTCTACGTTACCCATTTTTTCAATATAACCATCTACATTTAATTTACAGTTAGAAGTACCAGCGCCAGTAACACTAATGTTTTCTATAAAAAGTTTACTTCCAGCAACTGAAAAATTCAAAACATCTCCAGCGTCTAAGCTTTGATTTGTTGACATATTAATAACTCCTTTTGAAAAACTAGTTAGAGTAGGATAACCAGCTATATTAGCGCCTTGTATTAACATACCAACTGTTAAGTTTGAAAAGTCTCCTCCACTTGGATCGTTTACTACAACTGTTTTAGAAGAAGTAGTAGATCTTGTAACGCTGTATTCAGGGTAATTTATTAGAGCAGTTTGATTATTTATAGGCGAAGAAGATTTTACATCTGTTTCTGTTGGCTTTCTAGATATACCAACAGTTCTAACAAATGTTAAAGTACCAGATATTGTTGCTGATGGAGCTATGCTTAAAACAATAGAACTTTCTTCATGAGATGATATAACAGCATTTGTAGGAACGTTTGTACCTGTTACCTTGTCTCCTACTTGTAGTTTTAAGCTAGATGTTGTAGCTGTTAAACCTACGGTTGTTGTTGTTGTCGAACCGTGACTAGCAACGGTTCCATTAACAGTATAACCTAACACTTGAGAATAAGTGAAATAACCATTGTTAGCTGTGCTTAGGTTTGGGAATTGTGAAGGAACAAAAGTTGTTAAATCAGATAACGGTCTTTTGTTTAAAACACTTTTTATAGAATTGTTTGCTGCTATTACTCCAAAGTTACCAACACCAGTAGTTAAAACATAATCAACTTCACCAAACTTATTTAACCTTATAACAATAGGTTCTGTGCTTTCACAAGCTTTAATTTTTGTAGATCCAGTTGGAGTTATTGTTGTTGTAAATAAAATATCAGTTGCTTCTTCTGGAAACGATTCTGGAAATATTATAGTATGTTGGTTGTAACCAGCGTTTCTTCCTAATATTATTTGTTTTGATGGTGAAAAAATAGTTTGTACAGGTGAAAATGGACTACCCTCTCTTGTAAAAACATCTGTTTCAAAGTTGTAAGTTAAACCAAGGTTGTCTTGTATTTTTATAGTGTAAGTAGCATTTTCATCTCCGTAAACATTTAAAGTAAGAAAGTTTGTACCAGATAAAAGCTCTGAGTCATTGCTAAATCCATTGTAATAAGCAGAGCTTATTTTAACGCATGGAACTCTATCAAGTTCTAATACAGGTGCTTCAAATATTAAAGACTCGCCTGATGTTAAAGGTATTGTAGTATCTTGTATGCTATAGTGAAAAGAATATTTAAGCGACGTTAACTGATTGTCACTATTATAAACTTGATCACTTAACACAGAGCTCCATTTTGTTTGGTCACTAGAGTTTATTGTAAAAGCAGGCGTAGAAGTTAAGTGATAACCAGAGGCAGCTGTGTATGTAAAAGCAGCAACTAGTGCTGTTGTGTTTTGTTGTATATCTAAAAAACAAGTATTAGTTGTAATATCACCACTTGTTACCGCTGTTTTATTAGTAGCTGTTAACACTTGTGTTATGTTACTAACACCACTAACATGAACTGTTGTAAAGTTTAATCTTGCTTTTGCCGCATGTGTACGTCCGTCTATGTCTATATCTATATTAAAAGCAGTTGATCCGTGAATATACCAAGATGCTAACTCAACAGTAGCTTTAACTAAGTTTGTTGTAGCAAGAGCTGTTGTTGTGTCAGTAAATACTACAGATATTGCTTCTGGTGGCAAAGCAGTTCCAATAGAAAAATCACTAGCTTGTATAACAAAACCAGGATCTGGTGTTATATACAAATATACAGGAGATAAAATTGTTCCATTACCAACGTTATCACCGGTGTTTTCTAAAGTTGTAAAACTTGATACTGAGTAATTATTTGCCATTTATTTTATTTTAATCATTGTCTCCAATGTCTTTTGTTGTTAACTTGCTCAATACTGTTGCTCCGGATACAAAGATTTGAATAGCTGATGGTGTTCCTATACCTTGTGTTGAAAACTGTTTAACATCAAGATTTTCTAAAATATTTTCTTGGTTTCCTCTAATGTAATTAAACCACTTACCTTCTTTTTCTTTAAACTCAGGTATGAAACCTGTTTCTAAATCTGTTGTTATCAACTCAGCATACCAACCACTAACAGCTGCGTTGTTGTAGTATTCGGCGTCAGTTAAATCTAAATCAATTTTAGATTGACTACCTTCGTAGCTTATTGAACCAAAGTTTTTAACACTACTAGGCATGTTGTTAAAAACAGTACACACGGTAGATTCATATTGTTCTCCGTAAAAGTTGTTTCTAGTCTCGTTTGAATGATGTTCAAATAACTCAGCGCCTTTAAAGGTGAAAAATTTATCATTTATTGAAACACCCGTTTCTTGTATCCAAGATTTAAACGAAGTCCAACCTTTAGTGTCTTCACTAAAACTTACAGTGTAAGGACTTGTTGTGTCTCCTTTTTTACTAACACTTGGAGTTTTTAAATAATAAATTATATAAGCTCTGTGTGAGTGTAAATCTATTGTACCAGAGTCATGTGTTAATTGTATTCTATAATACAAAACACCTGTTACGCTTAGAGCTGGCGCGCTTACCGATGTTACTGTAAAAATATTTTCACCAACTGGTCCACCACCATATCCTTCTGTATCATCAATACCGATAGCAAGGTTGTAAGCATTACCAGCATCAACAGCGGTTTTTAACGTAGCTAACCAAACTGTTTGATCTACACCATCATAATCATTAACAGCTACATCTATGAAAGATATAGAAGATGGGTTAAAGTTTATGTTATTATTTATATCAAACGGAGCCCAGTCTTTTGTTATAACACTACCTGGTACTAAGCCACTACCTCCATTACCAGTAACACCAAAATATGTTTTTGTAGAACCAGCTGGCGGACTAGAGGCTGCAAACTCTTTAGCTATTAACTCACTAGTAGTATCTACTGTTAAATTATAAGTTTTTTTGTTATCATCATAACTACCTATTAAGCAAAGATTATGTTGTTTAAACGTGTCTTTAAACCAATCTCTCATACCTAAATCTGATATTGGTGTTATACCATCCATAGAAAGTCTTATTACAGAACCTCTTGATTTATCAGTAAAATAAGCTCTATATTGATCTACGGCAAAAGATTCTGGATTTTTTGACATACCATAATCACCAGCGTATGGAGTTGCTTGGCCTAAAACATTGTTTGTTGAAGTTAAATTAATATTTCCATCAGCGTTAAAAACAGCATCTTTATTAGCTAACACTCTTATTACGCGATCTTCACAAAAAGTTACTAAATCAGTATCTCTAGAAAACAACTTTTGAATACTACCGTAAGTAGGATTAATGTCTTTTGTTATTTTTTCAGCTTGTATAAATTGATTAAGATTATTAACACCACTAGTAGAATTGTATATACCAGAGTATATTAAACCAGACTGTCTTGCTTCTTGTTTGTATTGCTCAGCTAGAACTGTAGATACTTTAGGGCCTTTGTCAATAGTAACAGCATTAAAATCATCTCTTACTCTATTTGACTCAACACCATTGTTAAAAGAAAAGCAATTATAATAATTAACAGGATTGTAACTGTTAAAAAATCTATAATGTACATATTTATTTAAAAAAGCGTTCCACTCATAATTTATAGGCAAAGCATCGCTTGCTTCGTTGTATAAGTCTACATCAACATTTTCTTTTGGTTCTGTTTCCCAAATAGCAGGATTGTCACTAGTGTAACTACTGTCGTTAAGAGATTCTTCTAAAAACTCTATTGTTCTTTTATCATAATTGTCCGAAGCATCAAAACTTCCCCAGTCAAACCCATCACCAGGTACATTGTTTTGAAAAGGATCATAGTCTGTACACGGATTGCCAGCTGCATCTATAACACTAGCCCCACTACCTAACGCTGGAGTAAAACTAACTTGGAATCTTTCTCTATGATTTTGTTTTTTCTTATAACCAGCTGAACCAGATTTAGCTTTGAAGTTTTCAATTGATCTACTTTTACCTCCTGTTATTCTATATATTGTTGTGTCACCTTTAAATCTAAACAACATGCCTGGTGTTGTCATTTTATTAGCAACATCTTTATCAAACTCAGTTACGTCTTCAGCGACTCTAACATGCCAAGGACCTTCAGTGTCACCTGCAAAATGATTAAAAGCTATGTCAATAGATTTTCTTCCATTGTGAAGTCCTCTTCCATGTTGAGTAAAACCACCATGATCTGGTTCTTTGTGGTTTATACCCTCTGATCTAGCACTGTCAACAAAAAATTTTCTTTTGTGAAACGAATTAGACAATAAAGTATCATGCCAATATGCCTCACGCTCTTGAGCTGGTTCAAGAAAATTTAATGGATTTGGAGATGGACCTACACTAACTGTTAAAGCTGTAGTTCTAGGTAAGTTTCCAAGATCAACAGCACCTGTAGTGATATAAGTTTTTTCTGGAGCAGACGCTAAAACATTTTTTTCTAAAACAGCATCTTTAAATACTTTTACAAAAAATCTTCCTTCAAATTCAGCTAAGTTTTTTTCTTCTTTTTCTGCTATTTCTACAGATACGTTGCCAATAAAAGTACCAAGGTTTGTTCCGTCACTAGTTGTAAAAGAAACATCTGTTCCAAAAGGTTTTCTTAATGTTATTCTTTTGTCACTACCGTAAGAAGCTATTTTAGCTATATCGTAAAAACTAGATATGTTTGTAGAGTTTGAAACTCTAATAACTCTATTTCTAGCCTCACTAACTTTTTCATAGCTACCGCCTGTGTCAAAAAGATTAGCTGGTAAGTCTACGTGTTGCGCTTCAAACTTAGGTTCGCCATTGGTTGAATACGGTGGTGTTATTATACCAAAAGAGTCTGTTTTTATTTTTATAAATAAAGGCGCTTCATTAGATATAGCCAAAATTTTATACCTAGCATTATCTCTAACAAAAGTATCGTTATCGTGTTGTTTTTTTAATATCAAAAAAGTTTCATCATCAACTTTGTTTCTTTCAGAAGAAGGAAAAGACAACCATATATTACCATCTTCGGCTTCGTAAAAACGATCCATTGATAAGTTGTAATATTCATTAGAGTTTTCTTTTATGAAATATTTATAATGAGACGCCCACTCAGGAGCAACAGCATCAACAAGTTTATTTGATGCATCTAAACTGTTTCTAAGTCTAAAGTTAAACTGATTATAGTCTTTAGCAAAATCTTTGGATAATTTTAAAACACCTGTTTCATGAGTTTGAACTGGCGTTTGTCTTCCAAACTCATCTATATAAACAACACCAATTTGATAATCTCTTAAACTTTTTATAGATCTTTCTGGAAATGATGGTACTTCTAAAATAGCATTAGCAGGATCCCACGAATCTATAACAGCACCAGTGTTAGGATGTCGCAAAGCTGTTCTATCATCATAACGCACGTTTTCTCTAACGTTTTTTCTTTTTGTTACATTAACGTTAAAGCTGTTTTTTATTACTTCGTCTTGACCGTTTGTTAAGTTATAATTTTGAGTGTAATTACCATAAACAACTCTATTACCAGTTATTTCTTGAGCTAAAGCTTTGATAGGAACATTATCCCAAGGTCTTAACAGTTGATTAGATGGTAAAGTTGCGTGTATCATGTCTGTTTTTACTTCTAACGAACCAGTTGGATAATCTACATATAATGCTGGTCTAGTAGCTATTGTTCTGTTAAACTCAACTTCTAAGTCTAATAAAGGATTGAACGTTGAATTTGTTACAGCAACACCATTAACTGTTAAATTTACTTCTGTTGATATATCACCGTTTGGGTTAGTAAAGCTATTCATTCTTACAACAACAGGGTTTGCTGCTAATCCAGAGGCAGTAATTGGAAAAGTTAAAATATCACCAATCTTCATGTTAGTATCGTCAAAATCTTTATCTAAGCCATAAAACGTGCCAGAAGATAAAACTCTAGAAGTTCCATCAAAAGTGTTAGAACTAACCATGTGAGTTGTTGTTGTTTTTGTGTTTGGTGCTTCAACCCAACTACCACCTTCTTTTATTCTTCCAAACCAACCTTCGTCACCAGGGTGAGAGTCTGTTCCTAAAATGTCTACTTTTGAGCTAGGTGATTTTATTGTTTTTACAGTATATACGTTTGGAGAGTTTGATTCTTTATATAGTATATCTATTTCAACAACATCTAGCGGTGTTGTTATTGGTTTAAAACCAGACAATAGTAAATATCTTAAATTGTTTGTCATACCAAGATTAAAACCTTTTTTAGGTAAATAATCAAATTGATCAGGTAAAAAAGCAACTTCTGAGAAAGGTGAATACGTTGAGTATTCTCCATCTTCATATTTCCATCTATACGCAAACCTAGGAAACTTAAACTCAAACAAAGGGTCTTCTTGTTTTAATTTAACCTTATAAGTTGTAAATAGTTTTGTTACTTTTGTTGAAATTGATAGTATTTCAAATTTAAAAGTATCACCACCATTTGATATGTTTTCGACTTTTGCCGTAACTAAAACATCATTAGCTGTACCAGCGTCCTCGTCTTCAGGAAAAAATTCAACAATATTACCTATGCTCCAGTCCATTACAATTGGAAAAGTAAGATTGTCGGTCTCAGCTCCGTGAGCTAGTCTTCTTCCTACAGAGTCAAAGAAAAAATCTGAACTTGAAGTTGTTGTAAGAGCAACGTTTGAGTCAACGTTTAAACTACCATCAATAACTATATCAGCTCTAGTAGTATTAGACATTGTTAACGTTAAAACACTTCTTGGGGATTTTCTTATAACGGTTGTTTCTCTATAAGTTAAGGGCATGTATGAAAAACCTGATGGGTAAGTAGAGTCATCAGTTGATAATCTTCCATTTGAGGGGTGCGGTACTTGGCCATTTACAACAAGTAAAGTATAGTATTTATTCGTACCGTTAGGATAAATACCTGGCGTTAAATCTTGAGATCCATATCTACATCTTTCAATATTTATTTTTTTTGGCTCTGTAATTCCATCTGTCCAAAATAATAAATCATCAATAATATTAATACCTGTTATAAGTTTTTTAGGTTTTTCACTAGCAAAATGAGTAAAACCTAAAGCTCTTTTATCAAAAGGTATTTCAAAAGTTACAGCATCACCAGCAGTAACATCATTTAAAGACTCCCAACCTTGGTCACTAGCCGTGTGTTCTGTATAAACTCTCCAACCAGCAAATGCAGAAGTATCTTTTTCAATTTTAATAATTGATGTTTTAACACCTCTTACAAAAACATCCATACCTGGTTGTATGCCAACTTCTCTTATATCATCAGCGCTACCAAGATTACTTACGTGTAAGTGGTCAAATATAGTTCCATGACCATCGTTAGATATAATTGTTTCAACCTTGTAATTTTCTACTACTATATAATTTTTTTCATTATTTTTTTCATCATACTCCATTATATAATCAGAGTATACATTGTTAACAACGCTAACACTTCCGCTGTCATCTTGCTCGGTGTGAGTATGAGTTTTACTAGCTTCTGTGTTTTTATCTGGAGACGAAACTAACCAATATAATTTCTCATTTTTATCGTTAGCTATAGCTCCAACACAAGTAGCATTAACACCAAATAAATCAGCAGCCAAAGTAGTTGAAACTTTAGTATTACCTTTTACTGTTTGTATAGTTCCTACGTTTGACGCTTCAGAAGTAGCCACTTCAATGTTTAAAGCATCTCTATACTCACCGTTAGGTATCATTCTTTCATCAAGGTCTTTATTCATTCGACCTTTTGTAAAATTACGCTTCAACTCTGGCATATACTAGTGTTTTATTTGTTTCGACTTTCCTCTTAAAATTTGCGTAAGCTCTTCTGGCTTGATGTTTGATAATCTTAATTTTGCTTTTCTTGTTTCAGCAAATCTTTCTTTTTTAAATCTATGTACAATATACTCTTGAATATTTTTTCTTGTACACATAACAGCGTAGGCAATATGTTTGTACATAGCTTCTTCTGCAAACTTGTGCACTTTCATTTCGTCGTCAGTACCAAGGCTATCACTTATGTATTTTAATATTATAGTTTTTCCAGCAATGTTAGAGCTAAAATGAATTTTACCTGTGTTTTCGTCTATAAAAAACCCTCCATTAACTTGAGATCTTTGCGGATCAAGACCATATCTTGTTCCATCAAACAACCAATGATCATGGTGATCTACTAAACTAGCATCTTGATCTGAAGTGTTTGATTTAAAACTTTCATTTGTTGTTGACGTGTTATCTGTGTCAAGAGCAGTTCCATCGTATTGATAAACACCATCTGCATCTTGTTGTACTTGAAGCGGGTTTGAGGTTGTGATTGCTGGATATATTACATGCTCATTTCCATCGCCATCGCTCCAAGATAATTTTACATAGTTAACATAATCTTGCGGAAGTACCATTGTTAATGATGGTGCCAAAACTATTTCTTGAGATTTAATAGATTTAAAAGTATCAAAAGATAATTCTTGCAAAGCTCTCATAGCGTGAAAAGCTACATCTGTTCTTTTAATTTTGCTTATAATTTTATCTTCACCAACATAAGCTATTATAAACTGATTTATAATATGCTCTAGCGATACAAATTGATAATTACCAAAAGGCGTTGGTGACGCTGTACTATAATACTGTTGCCCTGTTTGTGATATTAATCCCATTTATTATTGTTTTTTTGCTATTAGTGCTGTTTCTTCGTTTGTAGCTATTTGAACTAAACCTGGTTTGTTTAAAACAACACCAGCCATTTCTAATATTTTATAAACTAAATCAGTTTCTTCAGACTCGTGAAGTTCAAAATCAACAGAACCTGTAGTGTTATATAAAGCTTGATTGTTTACAACAGTGTAGTTCCAAATTGGTTTTACAGGTGTATCAATAAAGTTACAGTTTACCGTTGACGTAGAATATGCCGGCGTTGCCGAACTAGGATAAAACTGTATTTTAGTTGCTGTTCTTCTTACATAAATAGGTCTTAATTGAGTAGCGGCATACAAAGCTGTTTGCTGCATCATCTCAGCTTCACCTGCATCTACTTGTTCCACTTTAACACTTCTAGTACCGTCGTTGTAAAAAACAGTTCCTAATCTATGTAAAGTTGTTGGTAGTGTCATTGTAGAACCTGACACACTTGCCATATCTACATTTGTGTTTTTAAAAGGAGCTAATCTTTCTTCTATCTCGCTCATTCTATTGCTGTACTCAGTGTTGTTGGCAAACAAATCTAAAGACTTGTCTATATCGTAAAAGTATTGTTCAAATATAAGTTGCTGCGCTTGATCAGCTAATAATAAATACTCTTGAGGTGTTATGTAACCTCTTTGTTCTTTATTAGCTAAAGCTAAAACTTTTTGATATACTGTATCTACGCTTATTGCCATAATTTCTTTTTAATTTGTAGTTTGCGATCGCCCCGTAGAGCGACCGCTTCTACAGTTAGATTAATTTAATCTTTTTTCAATATTGGAGTATATCTCCATTCCTTCATCTGTTTTAAACCATGATGCTAAGGCAGTGTATGGATGTGAATCAAATGGTATAACCATTAGTTTTTTTCCATTACTTCCCCACAAAAAGTTTCTTTGATCAGTTGACAACCTTATTATTCCAGCTTCAACAGCTTTAATACCAAAGTTTCTTAACATTACATTTTCGTCATCTGCTAACTCTAAGAAGAGTTTAGGATTGTTACGAGCAAATACTAATAAATCTCTTTTAAGTTCTTTAGAACTTAAGTTAGACACATCAGATCCTCTCTCAACACGCATGATAGCTTCTGCCATATCAATGTCAATATTTCTAGCCGCTACTAAAGCGTCAACTTGCATGTTTAAAGTATCAATTTCTTCGGCTGCTAGAGCTGATGGTTTGTACTCTTCGTATATTTTATCTCTATGAGGGTGATACAAAGATAATAATTTTTGTAAAACAGTTTGTTCTTTTGGTACAAACAACTGTCCACTTCTAAAAATAATGTGTTCTAATCTTTGATCACCTTTCATTTCATCAACAAATGATGTTCTTTGATTTTGACAATATTTTAACTCTCTTTCGTAACCTTTGTTTTCATCAAACCAAAAAATATTAGCAGATTTAATTGATCTTGAAAGAGGTTTTTTTCTTCCTTTTAAATTGTAAATCCTGTCTTTTATTTCCCACTCATTAGATGGTTTTAGTCTTTCTCTTGCTACTGGTTTTTCTACTATTGTTTCTTTAACTATTGTTTCTACATGCTCATCGCCAGGATCTCCTGCGTAAGCTTTTTTTGTTGTTTTTGCCATAATATAATATATAATAAAATTAATAAAAATAAAAGGCCGAGGCCGAAGCCCCGGTCTTTAATATAAATGTGCTTATTTCATTAACATGAAATTGTTAGCACCTTGAGTAATTAAACATCTTTCAGTTAACATGTGGATTTGCATTGCATCTAAAGCAGATGTAGCAGCTCCAACAGAACCAGTAACCCATGTTTTCATTCTTCTGTCATCAGTTTGAGAAGCTCTGTAACGAACATGTAAAAATGGTCGCTTTAAGTTTTTCCCTAACATTTGATCATAAACAGTAGAAGTTCCAGCAGGAACTATAATACCTCTAATTGCTTCTGAAGCATTAGCAGCATTAATACCACCTCTTGTAGCAAAGTCATTTAAATATCTAAAGTCAGACTTGTAGAAATCGTAAGATCCACGTCTGAAACCTGAGAAACCTAAGTTTAATGCCATATCTTCTGAGTTGTCAAATACTCCGTAAGAAGTACCTCCAGCTCCGTAAGAATTCATAGAAGCCAGCATGTCGTCCATCGCTAACGAAGTAGCTCTGTTTACAAACATCATGTTTTCTTCTATAGCACCTTGCTTATCAAACTCAGCTAAGATAGCGTCAAACTCAGCTAAATCAGTAGCAGCATTAACACCAGTTACACCAGTAGTTATATTACCTCTATCTTCAATAGCAGCAAATAAACCTTCAGTACCAACTGTTTTTGCTCCGTCAGCTCCATATAAAGCATCTTCAACAAGAGTGTCAACAGCGTCAAGACGGTTTATTTCACCTTCTAACATTGCCATTTCAACGTAATCGTTAAATCTAGCTCTTGTGTCAGCTTCAGCTTTTAGGTACCATAAGTAACCTGATTGTCCGCTTTCAGAAGTTGTTTCAACCCAACCAACTCTAGCTGTATCAGAACCTGATACTTCGTAGTAGTCTTTCATTATAATTGGCTTGTTAGAAAATGTTTTAAAGTCTGGCTCGTTAGCACCTCTTGACTCTACAGTAGTGTCGTCAGTATTATTGTAACCAACACCTTTAGCAAATTCAGAACCATAAACTAATATAGTTGTTGCTAAGTTAGCATTAGTTGCAGTAAGAGTACTACCATCATAAGTCTGAACAGTACAACTATCACTAGCATTTACAGCTGTAATCATACATTTTTTAATCTGATTAGCATCTGATAATATAATAGTGTCGTTAACTCTAAGACCGTGATGTACACCTGATAAACCGTTAGATATACCAGCTGTACCATTACCTTTAGCACCGTCGATATCTGTTTGTATCAAGATATTTGTTGCAGTTGTTAATTTAACTTTGTAAGATAAATGTAAACGACCTTGCTCAGACCAAATAACTTGATCAGCTTGCATCGCTTCTTCAGCTCCTACTTGAGATAAGAAACCTGAAATAGTTCTCGGTCCGAAAACTTCAGCTTCTTGCTCCATAAGATCTGGTAAATATTGTTGAGCCCAACCCATGTCTGTGTTGAAATCTAGATAATTTGTAGCTAGTGTTTGTTGCTGTGAAGCAGGTACACTATTCAAATTACCTCCCGGATTTGATATTGCCATAATTTTTTATTTTTAATTATTTTTTAAATTTATTGTTTTTGATTTTAAACTTAAAATTAGCAGAATTATCACCTAGTACTTTTACTTTCATACCACCAGCATTTACTTCGCCATGTGATTGTCTAGCTTCCATGTTTACGTTTTTAGCATTTGAAATACTTTCTTTTAAAGCATCTGATTTGCCTTGCTCATAAAAATGATTAGCTATAGTATCAGCGTTCATTGCTGTATATAAAGATTTATGATAACCCGCAGCGTCTTCAATTGCTTCATTTTCATTCAAAAACTTTTTGATGAAATTGTTAATATCGCTTTGTGTTTCTTTAACCTTTTCGGTATTATTGACATTCATTCTAAACTTTTTATCTCCGATATTGTATTCAAAACCTTTGAATTCATCGTTAAAAACTTGATTAGTTTTATTTAAAAAAGTAGAAGTGTTTTTGTCAAGTACTTCTTGACGTCCTGCTTCTTCCTCGTTGTATCTATTAAAGAAATCAATTGCTTTCTTTTGATCACTAGTGAGCTTAGAACCCATTTTGATATCTTCATAGTATTTAGACTTTAGCCCGTCTAAGTGGCTTTTAGCGTTGGCAACTTGCTCTTTTAGCGCTAATTTTTTTCTTTTAATATCTCTCTCATCATCAATGTCTTCGTTAAAAGAAAATTGATCATCCATTAAGAAGTTTATTTCTTCACTATTAAGATGAGGTTTTGTATTTTTATAATATTCTAGTAGTAAATCCTGACTATCCATATCGTCATAGTTTGTGTTTAGAGTAACATAGTCGGTTAGATCACCTCCAGTTTCCTCCATAAAATTTACTAGTTTTTGTATGTTTTCTGGTAAAGGCTTACCTGTTTCTAAATTTTCTTTAACAGCTTCTTTAGCCGCACTAGCTACTATTTCTTTTTTCTCTTCAGTTGTTATTTCTTGTAAGACTGGAGTTTCTTGTGCTTCGGCTTCCTTTGATATTTCTTCTTGTTTTTGTGTGGCATCGGCATTTTCATCGACTCTAACCACTCCCTCGTTGTTAAGGTTATCTTTTTTAATTTCATCTTCTTTTGGTTTTATTGGTTTATTTAAATCAACCTTAGTCATTGACTGTTCAATAACTTTTGGTTTCATTTTCATTTTTTCTTTAACTTTAGTAACGTTTCCTTTTGTTTCGTTACCATCTGGTTGTTTTTCTGTTTTTGCTTTTACTTTAATTTTGCCAGTTTCGTCACTTGCGATTGGCTCTTCTTTTTCTGCCATAATATAATATAATAATAGTTAATAAATTTTACATACCTAATCCAAAGCCACCTTGCATATTATCATCACTTGTTTTCTCAAAGTTTTTAGGTGGTTTACCACTGTTTCTTTGGTCAATTAATTCTGATTGCTGTGTTGCTTGAATTCTTGTTCTTTCATCTTTACGATCTTCTTTTTCTTTTTCTTTTCCACCACCTTCACCTAATTGCATTTTAGCTAATTGCATTTTAAAACCGTATTCAGCTTCTATCAATTGTTTTTTAATTTCAGCTTCTTCTCTTAATCTTGCTGATTCCATTTGTGCTTTAGCCTGCTCTATCTGTATTTCTGTTTGAGCTAGTTGTTGTGCTTTTTGAACTTCAGCTTGTGCGGCAGCGGCTTGTGTTTGTTGGTTTGCTTCTGATTGAGCTTTAATATTTTCTTGCTGCATAGCTTGATCTCTATCAAGTTTCTTTTTTCTTCTAATCTTTAATAATTGATTAGCTAGTTTTATACTTTTTATTTCTCTAAGATCTATAGCATCAGCAAGTTCTATCAACTGCTGACCTAGGGCTACTTGTATGTTGTTTTCTAGTAATTGTTTTTCTTCTTCATCTGGAGCTAGCTCTAAAAATATACCAAAGTCATATAGGTGTAACTCTGATACTTCTTCTAGTGTAGCTACATTGTGAGCACCTATAGCTTGTATAAAAGCGTCTTTAGTTGGAGAGTACTCTATAATATCAGATATTCTTAGCGATAATTTTTCACAAACGTCAGCTGTTAAAAATAAGTTAGCTTGTAATATATGTCTTGTTGCTGTGTTAGAGTTTGCAGCTGCTAGTTTTTGAACACCAACTAAAGAATACTTATCAGGTTTAGATCCGTCTGAAGCCTCGTTTAAACCTGTTACGTCTCTTATCATTTGTAAATAATAATTATACGTTTGTATTAAACTTTGCATTTTGTTACCACCAGAACCTGATTGTAATTCTTGAATAGGTATTTTACCAGGGTTTTGATCTCCATCAGCTGTAAAGCTTCTACCAATAACAGATCCTGTTTGGAAGAACATGTTTAAAGCTTCTTGTGGATTGTAACTTGTACCGTTGCCTAGATCTATCTCAGCCAAACCATCAGCATCTAAATAAACACCATCTGGCACCATTCTAGCCATAACTTGTTGAAGCTTTAAGTGCGTAAGCTGTATCATGTCAGCAAAACCAGTAACTCTGTTAACTAACGAATCAATTCTACCTTCATACATTCTTGGAGCTACTATACTATAATTCATTTTAACTTTAGTATAATCACTTTTTGAACGCATCATGTTTTGAGATTTTTCCCACTTAAGTAACTTTTCAGTACCAAGTATCATAGCACCTTCAAACAAACACTCTACTTGTCTAAGCATTTTACTATAACCTCCTTCTAAATTTTCTGGCGGATTAAAACTATCGTTTTTAGGTATCAACTTGTCAGCACCTGTTCCTGTTTTTTTAACCTTGTAAACTTCGTTCATATAAGTTTTATAGTTAAAATATAAAACCTGAATTTTGTTTCTATCACCACTAGTTTTTTTATCGTGATAACGACCATAAAAAGTTGAACTTGATTTTGATATTTTTTCTAAGTCTTCGTTTTTTAAATGAGGAAACTCTTTGACAAGTTCGTTTATTGGTATTTCTTTTACTTCTCCAACATAGTATATATCGTCAAAGTAAGGCGATTCAGTGTGTGAATAAACTAAGTTAGCAGGATCAACATATTTAATAGTAGCTCCTTCAGAAGTACTAAAGTCAGTTTTTACAGCTCCAATACCTAGTATCACCAAGTCTGATAAAATTCGTTTTTTAGTTAGTTCGTATTTATTTCCTTCTAATAAAACATTTAAAGCTTGTTCTTCTGCTAACTCTACAGATTGTTTGTATGTTAACTGCATGTGAAGAGCAACTTCTTCTTCTGTTTCTGGTAAAGTTTCTTGTGGATTTTCGTTTAGTGGAATACCAAACGCTTGTTGAGATAACTCGTTTAACTCTTGAGTTTTTACATCTTTTAACACAGACTCCATGTATTCAGTTCTTTTTGCAACACCGTATGGATCTTGTGAGTAAGCTTTTATATCAAACATTCTCTCAGCCATACCATTAACTACTATATCTACAAATTTAGATATAATAGGTACTGGCTTCCAGTCTAAGTTTAAATAAGATAAATCACCGTTAATAGACAGTTCATCTTTATATTTTTGTATTGATTGTTCTCCTCTAGCATATAGCCTTAAATTATGAAAAGTTCTTTTTGTATGATCATGTCTACTGTTAGAGCTATTAGCACTAGTCTCGTTACCATGCCACTCGCTTTGAATAGCTTTGCCAACTTCTAAACCGTACTCGTAACTTATTTTTTCAGCGTCACTAACTACTTGACTTGGAAAATTTCCTATCATATTATTGTTTAATTATTTTAGACATACCACCTTTGTTTTCATATTTTGAAATATGTATATTTAATTTTGGTTTTTCAATCTTAGCGTTTGGTGCATACAAATGCCTATTGTTAGCCATGATAGCTAAACCAGAACTAATAGAAGCATCGTGCTTTGTTCTTTTGTTAATGTCAAATCTAGTCCAATCGTTTAACAAATCATTAAAGTAACAATCTCCAACTGATCCGTCTTGTTGTAAACCAACATGTGCTTGTATATACATTTCAATTGCAGCTGCATGTGCTTGTTTAATATCTTCACTTGAGTTAGGTATACCACCAACTTCTTTTTCTGCTACAGATAATTTATTCCATATTTTATCTGGTCTGTTCATGCTAAAGCCTCTGTAACCACGTCTTCTAAAATAATACAGTAAACGAGGTTTGTTATTCTCTGCTAATATAGGCATGCCGTAAAACACGCAGGCCATTAAAACATCTTCAAAGAATATTTCTGCCGTAGGTGGTCTTGATAAGTATTCTAAAAAGAAACTGTTTGCAGGAGCGTCTTCCATGCTAAATCTAGTAAGGCCATGCAAAGCTCCTTTAGAACCTTCTCCATCTACGGTTCCTGATATATCATAAGAGTCACATCCAAACGCTCCCATGTGTTCATTACCAGGATATTTTATACCATTTTTTAAAACCACTCTATTTTGTAAATGTTGAGGTGGTACCCAGCTTATTTTAAATCTACCTTTTTTATCTGGATAGAATATAACTTGAGAATCTTTAATACCACTAACCCATTGAAAATTACCAGTTGTAATACCTAACGTTCTAGACATTTCTTCATTGTAATCTATTTGTTCATATATTTTAACTAAGTTAAATATACTACCTTTTGTTTCGTCTCTAAATGCATGCTCAGTTGTTCTTGGGAATTGACGATAAAATTCGTTTAAAGCATCTTGATCATCTTTTAAACCGTCTACTTCGTTTTGCCAACTATCAATTACACCTACATCTATTAACTCACCGTCTGGGGCGAACAAGTCGACACTAGGAGTAGTAAAAACTGGAACTCCGTGCTCGTCAATAAATCCTTCGTAGTTCCATTCCATTGGGATAAACAAAGAGTATAAACCAGACTTTGTTTGACCATTTCTATTTCTCTTAGTGACATCTGATGCATTGTATAATTTTTTAAAGTTATCACCTCCTTTATCTAAAGCGTTTGAAGTTGAGCCCATCATACACTTACCAACTATTCTGCTACCTAACCTTAAGCATGTCTTTGTAACTCGCCAGTTGTTTAGTATATTATCAGGTCTTTCCCATTTACCACTTTCATCGTGTACTAATAACGCTAATTTTTCACCATCATAACTATTGTCACCTGTATTTTTCCAATCAATTGTTGTGTCTAATCCCTGTATGTTCTCTAGCTTTTCATTAGCCGTAATCTTTTTTCTTGTAAATTTGCTGGCTGGAACTCTATAAGCAAGCTCTGATTTAGGACGATCCATACCATCTTGTACAGGTTTAAAAAAGAAAGGGTAATTAATTGATATAGGCACAACTTTATCGGTAAACATTTTTTTAGCATCTGAACCACTCTTAGATAATATACCATATCTACTATCACTTGCAAGAGTAGCTAAGTTAACTGTTTCAGCTGATGACATAAAAGAAAAACCAGATCTTCTGTTTTTAAGATAACACATACCGTAGCATCTTTTATCTGCTTTGCAAGCTTCCCAAAATATATAAAATAATCTGTTTGCTTCTCTAAAGTCTGGAGCTCCAACATCTATTTTGCTCCATTGTAAATACATATAATGTGTTCCTACTATATAAGTTGGTTTATCATTGTTCATAAACCAAAAACCTTCTTCTCTTCTTTTAAACTCTTCGTCTATATAATCGTGCCATTGATCTTTTTGGTCTTCTGGATACGCTCTCCAATCAAATATATTTTTTAAACGTTCTAACTCTTTAGGTTGCTCAAACTTTACCCATTTGTTTTTTTCATGTTTATATATCTGTTTAGGTGTTTTTGGTAAAGCTATAGCTAGGTTTTGTATTTCTATAATTTCACCTATTTGACCGTTGTGTGATAACACAATAATATCGTGTTCTTTGTCATAACCGTATTTCCACTTTTTACCTTTGTTAAGTCTACTTATAGTAGTTTTTTTAACTGGCTCAATAGTTTTAACTAAACTTTGCTCGTACATTATTTTGATCTACCTTCTGCAAAGCCTTTAAAAACTTTTTCTTTTTTATCCTCTAGAGTTTTACCATCAAGTAAGTTCTCTTCTTCTTGTATTCTATTAAGTATTTCAAACGCATCAAATATAGCTAGTTTTTTAGTTGCCGCTGCATTCTTAAGCCTATCAGCTGATATATCATCGTCTGAATCAACAATAGCTTCTTTAGCAACCTTTATTAACTCTTCAACAGCTTTGTGCCCAGCTTGGATTATACTTTTCTTCGTCTCCTTGATATTCATATTTGATTGTAATAAAATTAGATAATATTCTGTATAGTTTTTCACCGTCAACTATAAATTCGTATTCACTACCTGGTCTAAAACCAACTAGATCGTTAACTTTTACAGTACCGTCTGAATACTTAACAATACCTTGTAATGGTTTTTCAGACTCAGTGTTAAATTGATCAGTAGCTTTTAAAGGTGCTACAAAGCAATATCCTTTTGGAGCTTGCCATTCGTCTTTTTTTTTGTATAAAAAGATTTGATCTTGTGTTATAAAATAAGTAGACTCATCAAAATAACTTCTACTGTTTTTTTCTCTACCTTTCATATCATGCCATCTTCTAAAGACATTATGATGCAAAACAACTGTATCGCCGGTTTTTATATTTGTTTTTCCCACTATAGGCGTAGATATTACAATTGCCTCTCTATTAACATACTCATGATTAAACACTTCTGTGTTAAGAATAAGTTTTCCTTCTTCTAATTCTTTAGTGTTATTATATCTACTTCCTTTTGGTGTTACAACAAAATTGTACACGCTGTTCATTGCTAATCTACTTCGTCGTAATTACCCCTGTAATCAGGATGATCTTGACCTTTCACAGGATGAGACTCTACTTTACCGCTTTTATTATTCCAATTGTATTCTGTCTTGTTGTCAGACATTTTTCTAATTTTTTTCATTAAATCAACATCAGACATTTTGTTCATATTGCTTTTAATAAAAGATTTTATTTCTTTTTGCTTAGCCTCGTTGTCAAGCTTTTTAAAAGGATTTTTACTTTGTGTGTATGCCATTTTTTTAATATTCTAAATTATACTCTACAGACACTGCCATGTTTTTGTTAAAATCTTTCCAAGGCAATACGTCTTTATTTTTTTTAATATAAATAGAAAACTTATCGTCTTCTTCTATAATATCGCATATAGTATGACCACCATACACTTCTTGCCCCACGGCATAGTGCATAGCGTCATTCTTATAGTTAGCGCCTATACTAATCTTTCTTATCAGCTTTGACATCTTCCCTGTAGTTTATTGTTCCATCATTAATATTGATATTAACAGTACCGTACTCTTTAACCAGCTCAGCTTGTAATTCACCTAATTTTTTTTCTTCACCACTAATAGCGTGTATCAATTGGTGTTTTTTTATTTCTAACCCACCAATCTCATTTTGAGCTTTGTTGATCATGCTGACTGTTGTTTGAATTTGTTTTAATTGCTCTGCGCTTACTTTTTCTGCTTTTAAGTTTACTAATTTTTCTTTTGTTGCCATAATTTAATTTAATTTAATTGTTAATTGTTTATTTTTCAAATGTTAATAATATCCTTATTGGATTTATGTTGTATAATTTTTTATCGTTAACAGAAGCGTTTGCTAAGTTACCTGTCATTGTTATTTCGTCGTCATCTAAAGATCTTATAGTACCCATTAACCTACCATCTTCATCATGAATAACATCTCCAACTTGAAATATTTTTCTTGCATCAAGCCCATCGTAATCAAGTACAGTTTGGTTTGCTGCTGATATACCAGCTGTTTCAACTGTAGATACAAAATCAATAGCTCCGCCAGCTATACCAGCAATATAAAATACATCAAGGCCTATGTTAGAACCTGAGTATGGCTCACCTTGTAACACAAGACCACCTGGAGCTGGTGCAGACGCTAAAGCAAGTTGATCTGAAACCGCAAAATTACCAGCAACTATAGGCATGTGTCCTACAAAAACATCAGTTGTTGTTCCTATAACAGCCGACGGAGTTGGTGCCGCTCCTAAAGCACCTAAAGTACTTGGTGCTGTTCCACCGTTTTTTGTCTTAGCAAACATAAGCTCTAAAGGGAATATGTTTGGAGTTGTGCCAGAATCTCCTTTAGGTCTCATTTCTATATTAGCTGCTAAAAGTTTACCACCACCTCTTGGAACTTCAAACGATGTCCAGTCAAAAAGAACTTCATTATCACCAAATGCGTTGTGAAGACCATTAACTGTAGCTAACATTGTTGGTTTTATTTCTACTGTAAAATATTTTGATTTCATATTTTTATTTTTTTACTTTTTCTAATGATCGTCCACCAAAGTAGGCACCAATCACGGTTATTAATACTAATTGTAATAAGTCTGTCCATTTATCTTCTACTTTAAAAGTTATAGTTCCAGCGTCAATAAATATCAATAATACTGTTGTTACAACTAAAAATACTAAAACTAATGGTCTTATATTTTTGCTTAACCACGAATCTGAGTTCATGTCTACTTTCCATCTTTCTGTTACTTGCTTTTGCATTTCAGCTTCGTAACCCATAACCATATCTTTGATTTTAAGTTCAGCTGCTAGCTTTTCTTCTTTTGAAGTATGCAAGTTGTCTATAACACCACCAACATTCTTTATAAGATCGGCAGCACCACCAGACAAAAGTTTATTTAACACTAGTAATTTTTCTTTCTTGGTTTAAAGCCTTTTATCTGTGCTTTACCAGTTTCCATTTCAGTTTCATCAATTAAAGAACCTTGTGGATAATTTTTACTAACCATAAAAGTATCTCTTGGTGAAGTTCTATCTACATCAAAGTCAAAATTTGCAAAACCTTTTCTTGATGTTGTAACTGGGTTATCATCAAATCCAGAGTAAGATTCGTCATCCGTTAATGATGTTACAAACTTATTTCCTTTTTTATCTGTTTGTACAGCTGAAATATCTTGTACATTAAAGTTTTTAAGCTCCTTACCCGTTCCTTTTGCTACTACTTTTTTAGCTTTGTCCGCTTGAGATTCGATTACAGATTTTTTTTGTTTATTTGGTGCTGGTGATCCGTGTCCGTAAAATGCAGATCCTTTCATTTTGAATGGTGCCATTTTTTCTATTTTTTTATTATTAATTATTTTCTTTCGTTTTTTCTTCTATCCCTCATTATTTCAGCTTCCATCTCAAGGTTTTCTTTTGTTTTTTGTTTTGTTGCTCTTACCTTTTTACCTTTTTTAGGGTTGCCAAAAATACTTGGTCCACCTAAATACTTATCACTGCCAAGTTCCATGTCTTCATCCATGTAACTTGCTCTTTCTTCTAAATCATTAATTCTTTCTTGAGCTGTAAACTTTTGTTTTTTAGTACCAGTAGGTTCAAAGCCTTCACCTGTACTAGTACCTTCGTCACCATAGTTTCTACCGAATACATAAGTTGCATCGTTTTCACCTGGTTGAAGCTTTAAATTTTTTCTATCTATAGGTCCTTCCATATCGTCATCCAAAGATTTTCCTGATACTTGTTTAAATCCGCTAAAGCCTTTCATTTTAAATGGTGCCATTTGTTTTTTTTATTTATTAATGTTGTTCCCAAGGAAATGCTTTATCCCCTTCAGGATACCATTTACCTTCAAATTTTATATGTCCTTCTGCTCTTTCAAACTTATTACCGTTCCAGGTTATTTCATTATCTGTGTATCCTAACTTACCAATCTTCATATCTGTCATGTGTTTCATCTCGTGCATAACAACAGATCTTTCTTGCTCGCTATCTGGTTCTACATTATTTGAAACATATATAGTACCATCGTCATTAGCTTCACCTAAAATACCTTCACCTAAATCTTTTCTTATTATAGGTGTTGTGTTTTTACCGTTGTTTTTAAAAGAACTTTGGTTTTTTAGCCTAAATGCCATTATCTATTTCTTATACATTTTTGCTGCAGACTTCATTGATTCTGTTGTATCACCATCACCGTCGATATCTATAAAATCTGGCTTTGCTTGTTTGTTTGGAGAATCGTACATTTTACCAGGAGCAGCTTCAATTTTAGCTTTTAACTCTTCTGGTAAGTTATCTTGATTACCAACTAAAGCTTTTTTTAGTGGGTTTTTTTGTACACTACCATACATTGGCATAGCACTTTGTTTTTTTCTTGAGTTTCCGAATCCGTATTTACTTGGCATAGTTTTATCTGTTTTTGTCTTTAATCATATCATCAATAGCTTTATTGTAAACTTTGTCTGTATATGATTTGTTATTATAAAATACACTTCTTTCTGAAGTGGGTAAGTCTTCTTCACCTAGTAGAATTCTATATATTCTACTTATCATTTGAGAACATTTAAAAGAAGTTTTAAATACAGAATACATAATAGTTGTTCTGTTTCTGTGTCTCCAAGTTTCTATCCAACCTTCTTGTTTTAATCTTTCCCATCTTGCTTTATCCCACGAGTATGTATAAACCCCGTTGATAAAATCGTTTCGTGTAAATCTTCCTTTACAATCTAAATAAATTAATAATTCTAAGTCTGCGTCTTTTAATCCGTAAGTTTTACAGACCCACTTTCTAGTGAGCCTGTAATACTTCAGGATATTCATATCACGCAAATCTTGCGCGGTTAATCGCATCTACTATGATTCAGCAGTATGGAAAGGTGTAGCTAATGTACCAGTACCATTTAATCTACCTTGTACGTGCCATTTAGTTCCATCACAAACTAACTCAATAAAACCACCAGCTAATCTACCTTTTGCGTCACTATCTAAATTGATAGCATCATCTTCAGTAGTGTTTGCTACAGCAAAGAATAAGTTTTCAGTTGCAGTGTCAGCATCTGACATAAGTAAAGCTCCTTCAAAGAAGTCACCAGCTTCAGCTAAAATGTGAGTATTACCTGTTTGTGCTTTTTGTATAAATATTTGGTAGTTAACACCAGCATTACCAGAAGCAGTAGGTAATCTTAAATCTAGTGCAGTTGCGTCAGCAGCGTAAATCCAAGCTCCACTATCAGAAGATTCTAGTGCTAAATCTTCAGTCCAAGTAATTAATCTATAAAGAGCGTTGCCTGCAGTGTTCTTAGTAATACTAGTAACAGTTAATATTTCATCAGCACAAGTAACACCACCGTGATCATCAGCAATAACTACTGTTGTTCCAGCTTTACCACCAGCAATTGCACCAGCAACCGCTAGCATAGCTTCTTTTTCTTTATTAGCCGTTACAGCTAAAATAATTTTATCAAAACCTCCATTGTTTCCTGCAGCACCTTCAGCAGCATCGAATAAAACTGTTATAGCGCCAGACCCAGTCTGTGTCACTCCTTTGAAGTTGTCCGCACTGTTTAAGTAAGCGTCATCTTCAGCATTTCGTATGTATACGAATCTTGAATTGTTCATTTTTTTTTTTTTTAATTATTAATTTTGTTTTTTGTTTCTAAGTTTAAGGTTTGTGGGTTGTGGTTTAGGTTAATCTACGAGAACAACGTCTCTATCTTGAATAACTCTATAAAGAGTATCTTTCCATGATATGTCGTGTCCTGCGTGTTTATCGTAATATATCGTATCACCATCTTTTAATCCTTCCACAAGGTTTCCACACGATATTATTTCTGCTTTTAAATACCTATTATCAACATCGGTATTGTCTGTCATTATAAGACCAGCAACCTTTTTAGGTTGTGCTTTTATTTTATTTACTATTATATATCTATTAATTGCTTTCATCTATCCTCATATTTGAAATTACACAATCTGCAGATATAATTGTTGATACTACGCTTACTGCATTTTTCAGCGCCGATTTTGTAACCAAAACCGGATCTATTATACCAGCTTTACTCATATTAACAAATAGTCCAGTTACTACATCTATACCTTCACCTTCTTTAAATTTACGTGTAGTTTTTATTCCAGCGTTGCTAAGTACAGTTTTAAAAGGAGATGTAATAGCTTTAAGTAGTATTTCTTCACCTACCGCTTCAGCGGTGATTTTTTGAGATGCGTTTAATAATGCAACTCCACCACCTGGAACTATTCCTTCTTTCAAAGCTGCTTTTGTAGCATATATAGCATCTTCTATTCTATCTTTCTTTTCTTTTAGTTCAACTTTAGAATCAGCGCCTACTTTTACCATACCTACTGATCCTGAAAGCATTGCTAATCTTTGTTGGTGTTTCTTTTTAAAAAAAGGATTTTTATCTTCTTTTTCTATTAACTTCTGTATGCTTTTAACTCTTTCTTGTAATTCATCACCAGGTGTATCTATAGTAAGCACAGTGTTTTTATCATCTGTTATAGACGTATATGCCTCACCTAAACAATCTATATCTATAAGATCCAAATCATCACCAAGTTCTTCGTTTATAACCTTAGCACCTACAAGAAAAGCAAGGTCTGCTACAGTATCGTTTTTAGTGGGACCAAAGCCTGGTAAGTCAACTATGTTTATTTTTATATTACCTTTTACTTTATTCATAAGAAGTGCAGCTTTTACCTGTTGATCAACTGGAGCTACAATAAGTAGTGCTCGTTTAGTTTTTACAACATGTTCTAATACTGTTTGTATTTTTCTTATGTTAGGTATCTCTGAAGTTACTATTAATACTAACGGGTTGTCAAGCTCACAAATTTGCTTGTCCTTATCAGTAACAAAATGTGGAGATGTGAGCCCTGAATCTACTTGTACGCCATCAACTACTTCGACGTATGTTTCTTCAGTTGGTGACTCTTCCATTAACACCACACCATCTTTACCTACTTTAGTATAAGCTTCTGCTATAATCTTTCCTAGTTCCGCATCATTATTACAACTTATTGAACTAACAGATTCGAGCATGTCGCCTTCGATCTTGACAGAAACTTCGTTTAGATAATCGTTAATTTTTTTAAGACCAGATTTTATTCCATCTTTTATATCTCTTATAGTCACATCTTTATTGCAACTATTAACTTCTTTTAAAAGTGATTCAGCAAGGACGGTTGCTGTTGTAGTACCGTCACCTGCTTCTCTCACCGTATTTCTAGCCGCTTCTTTTATTAAAGTAGCTCCCATATTTTCAACCGGGTCAAATAAGACTACAGATTCTGCTACTGTTACACCGTCTTTTGTTATGACCGGAAGTCCTCTGGCGTCTTCGTATATAACGCACTTTCCAGATGCTCCTAAGGTTGATTTTACTGCTTGAGCTAGCTTAATAACGCCTGCTGCTATTTTATTTTTAGCATTATCGCCAAAGTTTAAGTCTTTGACAATAGTACTAGGCTGATTGTATTCCATGTATTAAATTAAATTTGATTAAAGTATATTATTCGAAAGTTTTTACAACCTTTGGCCCTTTCGTAGCCTCTAATTTGTCAGCAAAGTGCTTAACACTACCGTTTATTGCAGATTCAGCTCCTTCTATAGTTTCTCTACGCGTAACATCTTGCCACTCACCTTCTTTGTCAGGGTTTTGGCATTCTGTTTGGTAAAATCCATTAGGTAATTGGGTTATTCGCCAATTTTTCTTTTCAGCGAGGTGTTTCCAATGGTTAATTGTTGTTTCATTTGGTTTAACTGTGCCAGTCATACTGGTCTTGTAGTATAGATAAGTCATTTTTTTGGTTTTAGGTTAATATTGACTTGGTTTAGGGTGTTTCCCTATTTTTTTCTAAATTGATGTGGTGTAAAATCAACAGCACCTTTACCTTTTTGGTGAGTTTGAGTTTTACTACCATCTTTCATTACTTTTTTTGATTTTTTAGGAGTATATCCGTCTATTTTTGCTATTTTCTCTGATTCAGACATTCTACGAATTTCATCTTTACTGTAATCAGCACCTTCATAAGCTGGTGTAAAATCACTTTGTTTAGGTTTTGCTTGTCCTGTAGGATCATTTTTATACATACCCATTTCATATCTTGATCTTGCTAACTCTTTGCTTTGATCATCATCACCTTTAGCTGCTCTTGGCCCAAAACCTTTTGTTTTCTTTTGTTTCATAGCTGAATCAGCCATCATTGTTCCGTCAGGCATTTTATGAAATCCTTTTTTCTTAGTAGGAGATGCATTGTGAGCTTCAGCAGTATTAGGATGTGCAGCTTTTTGTTTATGAGCTTTATCCCAAGGAGCATGTTTTAACGGTGCATCTTTTGTCAAGTACTTAGTAATTTTTTTATCTCTTTTAACTGTTTTCTTTATAACTTTTTTTATTAACTTTTTAGATTTTTTAGTATCAAAACCTTCTTTGTTAGCGTTATCTTTAAGTTTATTTTTAGTTTTTTCAACCTTATTTATAGATCTTTGCGTTCTACCTCTTCTAGTAAATATATTACCTTTTTTGCTTTCAGTACCACCTACTTCTTTTTGTTTGTTTGGCGTTTCCTTTGATCTCTTTAAGTCTTCTTGATATTCTAGTTCTGCATCATTTAATTGACCATGTGCAGATACAGTAGATTTTTTAGTTGTAGATTTTTTAGTTGTTCTTGCTCCTCCCATAGTTTCACTTGTTGCTTTTGGATCAGCAGTTTTACCTTTTTCTTTTTTTGCCCGATCTAGTTGAATTGATGTGTTTGCTTTAGCAAGTTCAGTTCTTCCAGTAGTTGCACCATCTTTAATCATTTTATCAGCATCAGCAGGTGTAAAGCCTTCTTTTATTAAATCTTCTTTAGTTTTTTTCTGCTTGTTTGGTGACTGCTCATTTTTAGATGCCCACACAGCTTTTCTTTGCGCAGCTGATACAAACGCTTTTGCCGGCGATGTTCCTTGATGCATGGAAAAACCTTTCATTTTAAATGCCATATTATTTTTTGTATTTAGTTTCTGTTACTATATTACCAGGGAACTTATAGTTTTTACCTGGTTTCATTATTTTTGTGTTGCCTAAATTATCCGTGCCTTTAACTTTAAAATCAACACCTTTCATTGTTATATCACCAGAAGGTATTACATTGACTTTCTTATTTACATCAGGACTATTTCTCTTATATCCCATTGTCGATGTCTTTATTAATCCTGGTAGCGGTGCGTTTCTCATACTACTTCTTTTTTATCTTAATTTCCTTACTTGGATCAACACCCATGTGTTTATCCATCATACCTCGAAATTTCTTGCTATTTTGCTCATCAACCCAGTTTAACATCTTTTTAGTACCTTCTCTCCGTTTTTTTAAATCCGCCCGTTGCTTGTCTTTTTTATAACGTGCCAACGCCATTTCCCCTTTGTTAAAAGGATCTACACCCTCTAAATATGCTAAATTATCTTTTTTAGGTCTTGGATCTTTTATTTTTACTTTTTGCTTATTTGGAGATGGTTTTTTCTTTTCCGCCTCTATCTTGTCTGTATGCCAATCTTCGTGCTTACCTTCCATAATATCTGGATTGTGCCCATTTCTACCATATAGAAAATCATCTGTCGTCCCGTGCTTAGCCGGAGAACTATTCCCCATACCGTAAAATTTAGATCCTTTCATTTTATAAGCCATAGTAGTTTGTGTTTCTCATACTAGTATGATTACATAGTAAAAGAGTAATTTACAAAAAGTGTGACACTTGCCTGTTACTAGTACTATTAATAGCCTAATGTCACAAAAAAAACATTATAAATATTGGGGTACTGCGTTCCCCCCCTATATAGGCCTACCCCCTCCCCCATCAAAAGTGGCCTCTACTAACCCAGCCCCGCTGTTTTATACTACTTTTTCGTTTTTTCTTTTACATTTGTGATTTTATTTATATATTATTATTATCCATGTCAATTCGTTTTTAGTTTGTATTTATAAATTTTCACATATTATATTTCACATATACATTTACAAACTATATACGACTGCATTTGGATAATAGATATGTAACAACAAACAAACACTCGTAGTTGAGCAGCATTTAGCGAGTATAAAGAATACGAATGGCAATTGCGAAGTGTGACAGTGCGGGCAGTATCTGCTAAGCAATAATAACAAACAAATAAAGTATATACTTTTACAATGTAAATACGAAGTTAAATGGATAATATAAACGTAACAAATAAATAAATAATTAAATATGTCAAATGTAAACAAAGTTGAAGAACTTAAAACTAAAAGATTTGTAATAAGAAAATCATTAATTGGTAAAAATATAGTAATAACATTTACTAATAAAAAACAAGAAAATGTTTCTTATAATCATGATGAAGTGTATAATGCACATTCAAAAAGATTTAACTCAATGAATTGTTTTGCTAAATATAAAAGTTATACAAACTCAAATGCAATACCAGCTTTCTGTAGAAATCTAAAGTTAGCATAGTAGCAAAAGTCCAGTTAGTTTCACTTGTTTACTGGTATATCAAAATGAATGAGTACAGTGTAGTAATGGTTTATGTGAGTTCGATTCTCATACTACAACATGAATTTTATAACAATAACAACAATAATGATAGTACTACAGTTAGTACACTTGTTCACAGCAATTAAGTCAAGCGACTTTAAAAACTAAGTACAAACTAAATACGAACAGTATTGGATAATATAGATGAATATGAATAAATTAAATAAAATAACACACGGAGCAAGCATCTTCGACTTTGACGAAACAGTAGGTTTCAGCAACAATGTAGTGTATGCAACTCTTAACAATAAGTCAATATCAGTAACGTCTGATGAGTGGCCTAAAGTAGGTGAAAAACTAAAAGCAGAAGGATATAGCTTTGATTTCACAGACTTCAACCAAGTAACAGATGGCACTCCAGGTCCACTCATTCAAAAGTTAAAAAATCAAATAAAAAAGTATGGTAACGATCAAGTATACATACTAACAGCACGACACAGTGACAGCGAGCAAGCAATACACGAGTGGTTATTAACACAAAATATCGAGCTAAAACTACAAAATGTAGTAGGTCTTGGCAACTCAACAGGCGAAGCAAAAGCTAAATGGATACAAGAAAATTTAATAGCGTCAGGTTTAAATGACATATACTTTGTAGATGATGCGTTTAGTAACGTAGAAGCTGTTAAAGAAATGTTCAAAGAATACCCAAAAGGTTTTTTAGTTCAAGGTGGCAAATCAATTATCACAAACTAAATACGACACAAAATGGATAATATAAATGTAATAAAAAAAATAATATGTACGAAGCAATAGAACACTGGAAACAGTATAAACAAAAACAAGCATTAGCAGAGTTAGACTCACTAATCAAATCATTAATCGCTAAAAACGGCACAACAAAGTATTAAGTATGAACAGAGAAGAATTAAAACGCTTGTGGCTTACAATACCACA